TCTTCATAAACTTTTTTAAAAACATTTTCTTTACAACAGCCTTCTTGCGCTACTAATGAGTCTTGTGTTACTACTTGTGCGTTTGATCTAAATGTCATTAAGGCTATACACCAAGTGACTAATACTAATACTACAAAATCTTTTAATTCTTTTTTTATTTTCATGCTTTAAAATTTACTTTTTACTATTTTATCTATTTGTTTTTGTATTCTTTCTAATGAACCTTCTGGTAGCTTTAAAGTAATATCACTCTCTACTTTTAATAAAAGCTTACGATTATGATACAAACATACGGTTGGTAAAAATTTAATTTTTTCTTTGTCGAAAATTTTAGGATGTTCAGTTAGAGCTAAACGTAGTAAGTCAGCTCCTTCCAGCTTGCTTATATCTATTTCATTAGCTTTAACAAAGTCGGCAGAATATTGTATTACAACAATACCGTCTTTATAAGATTGTGCAAGTGTAAGAGTAGGTATTAAAAATAATATTACTATCCATAGTCTCATCTCTCTCTCGTTATTTCGTAAAGACGCTCCTCTAGCTTGGCTAAAGTTTCTTTCATTTCCTTAACGTCTTCTTGCGTTGTCATTATGGCGTCACGAATTATTTGATCCTTATAGGTAAATTCAGTTTTTGTAACTTCAGGAGCTGGTAGTTCCATAGCTTTTGCTATATCAGCTTGTAACACAAAGTACACGCTACATAAGGAGATTGTAAATCCTACTATCATCGATATAGTTTTTAAATCTACAGTAACTTTTGTGTTTTCTCCTATCTCTTGTGCCATATTACCAAATTGCTAAACAATTATTATCTGCCGAGTTAGTAGTTCCAGTTTTATAAAGCTGTACTATTTGAACTGGTAAATATTCTCCTACTGGAAAGTTTGTAAATGTTACAATACTACCAGCTGTTGTTTTTACCTTTACGTCTACTGGTGAAGCTACTTGATTTGCAGCTTTTGCCTCACTACTTCCAACATAAAGTAAACACCCTTCTGCAGATGCTATTCTTTCGTTAAATCCAGCAGGCCCTGCTGTAAAAATTATATAATTTTCATCACCATCAGGAAATAGATCAGTAGCAAAAGATAATTCTGTAGTTGAATCAACTGCTGTTACTGGGCCTGATGTATTATCAGTAGTATTATAAACTATATCCCCTACATTTACTGTAGAAAAATTTGCTGTTGTATCTTTTAGTTTATCAGTAACGTCAGTGTCTGCTGTTCCTGTTATTTGTGGTAAATCTGGTGATGGGATTGGTAAAGTATCGCTGGCTATTAAGCTTAATGCTAAACCAGTGTTTACGGTAATTTTTGGGTACGCCATTTTCTTTTTTTTGAGGGTTAAAAATCTCTTTTATTTACTATATGGGAAAACTCGATTCAACGAGTCTCTCCTTTGATTGCAACCACAGTCTTTTCCTGTAGCTTTTTCGTATGCCTTAGCAACTTTGTCCGCTCCAATAGCTTTTGCTACCTTATGAACTGTATCGCCAAAACCTTTTGATTGAATTCTAGTTCTTTTCATTTTATTTACAAGTACAAAGCTTATTTGGGCAATCTTTTACTTGAAACATTACTTTAGATAGTAGCCAATTCCAACCGCATTGAAATTTGCACCATAAATCTTTTATTTTTTGCCCTAGCTTTATTAATAATTCTCCCATTTTCTTTATATTGATGCAAAGGGGTTGTCAGTTTTTATATCTTTAACAACTTTGTGGTGTCTTGTGTCTGACCAAAGTCTTTTTGGCGGTACATAAGGAACATCACAAGTTTTGCTGTCTAGTTGCACCTCAGTTGGGATAGCTTTTTGTTCTTTTACTTCAGCTTTCTTAACTTCTTTTTTTGCAACAGGCTTTTTAACAGCCTTTTTTTTACTTTTTACCTCTTTGCTAGTTAAATTTTTCTTTTTTGCCATTATATTAAATTAAATTACTATTTCATTTTACAACCAAAGTTGTTTGCGTAGTTAGCCATTTTAACAACAGACTCAGAATACTTGTTTTTACTTTTCATTACAGCACTAGCTGCACTACAAGCATCTTTAAATCCATTACGTTTAGCCCACGATGTAAACTTTCCTTGATTGGCTTTTTTTATCTCTGGAAATTTACCTTTTTTAGTACGCCCAGCCATCTTATTTTAAGTGATCGTGCGTTTTCCAAGATGATGTATGTCTGTAAGACATTCCTTTGTCAGCTCCATATGAGTGACCATACATTTTTTTAGACATAGCTTTACTTTCATCTCTTCTGTCTTTCATAGACTGAGAATGTTTTCCTTTATGTCTTCCGCCTAATGACTCATCAAGTCTAGCGTTGTAACCTTGCTTTTTCATATTTCTATTTTTAAGTATAATTAATAATGAACAAAGATAATAATAATTATCTTCTTTTTTTAGTTCCTCCTTTTTTCAAAACTCCTCTTCCGATCAAAACGTCTTTCCTAGTAATTTTTCCGTCTCCCGAAAGGTCTGCCATTTTTCTTTTTTTACGAGCAACAGCTTTAGACTTTCTTGCTATAATTTTTTTATTAGCTGACGGATTATAATCTTTAATACGTTTAGCACCAGAAGTTCTGCTAGGTTTTTTCATCTGCTTTTTTAATGCACCTATTTTTTTCATCTTACGTGCAACAGCTTTCTTTTTCCTGGCTATTTTTTTCTTTACTGCCATATTAATACATTTTAGAACCCATCTTCTTTTCCATTCCGTAGTTCGGGTTAGATTTCATCTTACCGTTCATAGTTCCTGCAAAAGCTGATGCTTGTGCTTTCCCTACTGCATTGTAAGGGAATTGTTTCTTTTTCATTTTTCCTGTGTCTCCACACTTATAAGTTACTGTTGGCATTATCTTGTTTTTTTAATTTCTAATCTTCTTTTTTGTCTACTACTTTTTCTAATATTTTTTCTGATCATTCTATCAGTTTTTTTGTTCATTCTTTTTAGAACTCTTCTGGCTTTACTTGCAGTAACATTTCTTGTGGTAGTTTTAGTTTTACCAGTGGTAATGTTTTTTTTAGTTTTAGTAATAGTACCCCTTAAATCTTTTTTTCTAGCACCTGGTCTTGTGTTTTTTAGGCTTACAGTTTTTTCTTTGTAACCCAAGCTTTTTCTCTTTTTAAAATCTCTTGTTACAGATGCTTTAGGATTTGTTGTACGATCAACCCCTTTACCTGTCATGTTTGATTTACGAACTTTAGTTCTTTTCCTGTTTGTAACAGTCTTACCTCCTGTTCTTACTATTTTTCCATCTTTATCAATATATCCAGAGTCTGTAGTCTTTCCTGGTCTTCTTCTTCTTTTTATAGCGGTTTTTATTTTAGAAACTATTCCTTTCCTTTTAGGTCTAGCGGGTTTTTTTTTCATAGCCATGGTTATATATTTATATTTTTTATATTTACACAAAGATACTAATTTAATTAAATTAATTTGAGAAGGCCAAACTACGACAGAAAAGTCCCTACACACGATTATTTAAAATACTGGCGAGTTGTAAGGTATTGGGTTAAAGCCAAGTACAATATAGGAACTCCTGATATCGACATGATGTTGTTTCTTTACAGCGAAGACATATTCAATAAAACAAAATTTAACGAATTCGATGAATTAATGTCATGGGATGTAAACAGGTTTGATAAGTTGTTACGTGATGGATGGATACATGTTTGGAGAAAAAAGTCAGGTAAGGAGACGACTTTATACGAACTAACGTATAAAGCTAAACGATTAGTTAATCTTATTTATCGAAAATTAAATGGTGAGGAGATTGGAGAAGACCATAGAACTAATCCTTTATTTAGGAACGATGCTTCGTATATGGATAAGATCTATAGAAATTCTATAAAGAAATTAAACGAAGAAAGAAAAAATTTACTTTAGTTATACAACTACAACCACGTTTCGTTCTTCAATAATAGTCATAGACTCATTATCTATCAACATAGTGTGACCTGCATTTTTATCATAGTAAATAATATCATCAGCTTTAATTACATTAACTTCTGTTCCAGCTTTTATTATTCTACCTTTTTTATATCTATAGTCATCAACATCTTTTGCTGATAATAATAGACCAGAGTTAGTCTTAACTTCCTCATCGATTGGTTTAACTGCTATGTATTTTCCTATTGGTTGCATTAATGATCTAATTGTTTAGGTGTTCTGTTGTATGTTATGTTTGGATAGTTTCCTTTTTCTACGTTCCACTTTGTTATAACTTGTCCTTCTAAGTCTATTACTGTATATCCTTGTCTTGCTAACAATCTTATAGCATCGTGTATTTTTGCGACTTCTAATCTATAGCTGTCAAATATTTCATTATGTATTGGCATTATATTTAAATTAAATTAATCTTTAAAGACTGCGTAAACTTTTACCTTGCCTTTCTTTGCTAGTAGTTCTCTTCTAACAGATTCTTTTTTAGTTTCTTCTTTTGGAAGATACTTGGGGTTCTTAGAGTTAAGCTTTCGTTTCTTCATTTAATCTCTTGTGTGTTATAATCGCATTAGTGCTTAATATTGTAGTAGCTACAGAAACAGCATTTATTAAAGCGTTCTTAGTTACTTTCAA